GGGCCAAGCCAATCCTTTGGCATCCTCCAAATGTCTGGACGTGGCCATCCAGCAGCTTGAGAAAAATCCGATCGCCCTCCCTCCCCTTTCGGCAGTTTAGGATTCGCCATGTCCACAGCAAAATAATCTAGACCAATTGTAAAATGAGCGGTGGTATCGTTCAACTCGTCGCAACTGGTGCTCAGGACGCTTGGCTGACAGGTAAGCCTGAGGTTTCCTTTTTTCGTTCCAACTACCGGCGGTACACCCACTACGCCAACTCTGTGGAGCGTCAGGTTATCCAGGGCACTCCTATCGCCGGGGGTATCTCCACCGTCCGCCTGGAGAAGAAGGGTGACCTGGTAAACTACGTGTACCTGACGGCCCGTGACGGCAACGGATCGGCCGTGCCGTCTGTGGACTGGACCAAGGTTATTGACAAGATTGAGCTCATGATCGGCGGCCAGGTGATCGACACCCAGGACGTCGTCTACTCCACGGCGATCGAGCCGGTGACTGGTGCCCAGAACTACAGCCAGCGCCATATCATCAACAACACGACGGACCCCACCAACTCCACCAACGTGTTCTACCCCCTCAAGTTCTTCTTCAATAAGGATTGGTGTACGTCCCTGCCACTGGTGGCTCTGCAGTTTCATGACGTGGAGCTGCGCATCACGTGGGCTTCGGGTCTGAGCAGCGCGACTGGCCTCAACGCCGCTGCCGGTGCCACCAACTACAACAATCTCCAGTACATTTGCTGGGCCAACTTCACGTACCTGGACCAGGCTGAGCGCGACTACTTCGCCAAGACGCCCCTGGACATGCTGATCACACAGGTCCAGCGCACGATCGTCATGGGCAACGCGACGATGCAGGAGCTAGCTCTGGCCCAGCCAGTGAAGTTCATCGCCTTCACGAGCAATAACTATACTCAGGCATACGGCACGGGCTCGGCGTCCCCCCTCGTCAAGGACCACATGCTCAAGACGCAGGTGAACGGCGTGGACGTTGGCGAGTTCCGCCACCTGCCCGCCTTTGTGGACCTGCCCCAGTACTACAACACGCCCTTCGGTTACCTGCCCAACGGTATCAACGGCGGCCTGTCCAATGTTGGCATCCTCAGCTACTGCCTGGACACCTCCAAGCTCCAGCCCACCGGTACCCTCAACTTCTCCCGTCTGGACACGTACCGCGTGGTGGTGCCAGCTAGCATCACCATCAGCGCCCTCATCAAGAGCACGTACCTGTACGCGGTCGGTTACAACGTGCTGCGCATCCAGAACGGTCTCGGCTCGGTGCTTTACGCCAATTAAATTGAATCTAAAATACAGGATGCAACTCTGGCACTGGGTCCTTCTCTTAGGTCTCGTGTTTTTGGTTACTTATAACCCACGTACGGGAAATCTCAAAGACTTTTTTGATTACGAAATATCAGAGGGGAATCGCAATGACGACGCCCCGAGGCCCTCGCGAAAGACACAAAGCAATAGCAATACCCTTCAGCACGATCAATGAAGTTCCGTACTTTCTGATTGTGCACGACAGAAGATACCGTGAATGGACTTTTGTCACAGGCGGGTGTCGCCGACGCGAGATTTACAATCCACTTAGGTGTGCGATTCGTGAACTCGAAGAAGAAACACGTGGGATCATAAACCTGAAGAGAGGCTCTTACGCCTACTTCAAGTTTTCGACCGACACACCTGAAGCCCGAGACGTGGAGGACGGTGTAGATGTATTGAATCATTATCACGTATATGTATTCCATGTACCCATGACGGCCACTGAACACCGCCACATAGTCAAGAGATTCACTGAAGAAAAAGTCAAAATGGATGATAATTCCGTCCCGTTCAGGAAGAACTATGATGAAAATGACGACTGTAAATTTGAGAGTCTTGATTTTATTTCAAAATTACCCAACCTCTGGCCGATGATCCGCCAACATGTTTTGGGTAATCCAGAATTTCAACAGGCTCTGGCACAGCCAAAGACGCCTTTTAATTTGAGGGTCTGAGACGCCAGTCGCATAGCGACTGTAGGCTGCCGCGCTACACATCACCAAATAAGTGCTACGCACTTACTATAGGATGACCCGATCCAAACTCGAGTTCGCCACGATCCTGGCCAGTTTGAGAGGAGCAAACGAGGACCCAAAACAACTTGCCGAGGGTATGAGCCTCCGCAAATTGTGTTATGAAATTGAAAAGCTTGAGCAGGAGCAGGAGTCTCTGAAAGAAACAACGTCTGAGACCGCCCCCCCTTCAGAACCTGAAAAACCAGTTGAGAAACCCTCAAAGGTCAGACCCTTTTGGTCTTTCCTTCAAGGTGACTCGGACGAAGAAGACTCTTAGAGAATTTAGTCTCTAAATAGGTAATGTCAATTGAAAAGTGGAGGGTCCCAAATGGACCTGCAACCCATGTCCTCATGGACGGTGGGATTCTGTTCGTGCCCACAGAAGAAATTCATGACTTTTATCAATCTTGTGTGGATGCGATTAAATCAGGAACGAAATTGTATGTAGTTGAACAAAAAACAGAACAATTCAGATTTTTCGTGGACCTAGACTACAAGGCCCAAGAAAAACTGTCGGACGAAGATCTTCTTCAATTTTGTTCTATAATTCATCAAGCTCTCGGGACCACATCACGGTGTCTGATCGCCCGCGCCCGCCCCCGACCGGTCGGTGATGGTCTCATAAAGTCGGGAGTCCATATTCATTGGCCGGACCTTATCGTCACCAGGACTCAGGCTCTCCATTTTAGAACCAAAATTGTTTTGAAATTATCAGAGGATTTTGAGTTTGATTGGGACAAAATTATAGATTCTTCAGTTTATGGAGGATCTGGTCTTCGGATGTTATGGTCACATAAGAAGCCCGCAGGGGATCCATATATTCCATGGCGAAATCTAAACGGTGACGGATTCGCCAAAGATCCCAATGTTGAAATCATGAGCCTTTTTGCAGTCCGTACGGACGAAGATCCAAAAAAGGATGAAATTCTTGAAGATAACGGACCTCTCGAGGAATTTGTTCGAAAATATATGCAAGGCCAGAGCCGGGCAAAAATCAAGAAGGTCTGCAGGAGAGATGTCAATAGCTGGTACGCTCAGACGGACTCTAAATATTGTGAGAGAATCAAACGTGATCACCAATCAAATCATATATGGTTTTCAATCAATTCTGGTAGAATTTGCCACTTGTGTTTTGATGACGAGTGTCGCGAGTTCAAAGGTCAGGAACATCTTCTTTCTCCATCAATAGTAGAGCAGCTCAATGAAGTTGTTATTGTGGGTAGTCCTTCTTGCAGTTTTCTTATGGATTTTCTTCCCGATGGGCCCCGTCGCACGTTTCAAGAAGTACAAAGAAAGGGTCCACATGTACTCGGGTCTGGACCCAAAAGGTTGGGAGAGCTTTTTGACCAACATCCAAGAGTTCGAACGGTTGGCTTCGACGGACCAGCTAGATGAATCCGCCAAGGCTCTCTACGCATGTGTAGAAAACGTCCGGAACTTTGCACTGAACATCAGACGCGCGGATGATGCCGAACACCAGGACAAACTCAATGAAATTGCAAACGAGCTTGGCTACGAGGGTGAGTTTATCATAAACCAGAATGCAATTTCAAGGGGTATTCAATTCTTCCCCAAGTACTTAAACGAATCACTCGTGGACTACCCAGATGGCCGATCAGAAGGCCCCTTCCCAAGACGCCGTTCCGACACCTGAGACGCGTACACGTTCCGGTCGCGTCAGTAAGCCTCCAGTCCGCTACGAGCCCGTTGAGCAGGTTGAGGACGATTACGCAGACGAGGACTACGACTCTGACGAGTCCGAGATTAAGTCGGACGAAGAGTTTACAGATGATTCAGATGAGGAGGATGATGAAGAAGATGCTGATGAAGATGGAAATCTAGATGGGTTTGTTGTGCCAGATAAAAGCGAGAGCGACTCTGATGATAGTAGCGACCATGGAAAACCTGCCGTTCCTATCAAAAAACGACCAGCCGTCCCAGTCAAGAAACGGCCCGGCGTCCGAAAGTGAATGGCCGGTTCATGAGCCCCCACAACGGGTTTTTCATCGTGACATGATGGAGCCTGCAAAGGACCCACTTGATTTATTCAAAAATATGAATCCAATCGGGCTGATCCTGATTGGCATCGTTATCGGATCTCTTATTATTAGTATGCGTCCAATTGTAATTAATTCTAAGTAACTGCGTAAAGTACGGCACTTCCTGAACTGGAGTCGTTGCCAACAAAATCACCTATAGGACCCGTACGATTTACACGTACATCCTCCTGAAGAAAGCCGACCCAAGCATTCTCACGGGTCTGATCGGACGGTTCCATATCTCTGAATACCTCAAACTGATTGTCGTAAGCGGGAACACTTTGAGATATTCTTGCGGGCGCGGGTGGGAACTTTATGTACGCCAAGTACAAAAGTACCAACACAACCACAACCCCAATAAGTTTAAAAAACATTATTAATATTTAGCAATATTTTAGGCGTCGGGAACCTCCTCCTCCTCTACAATTGGCTCCTTTGTCTTTGCCGCCTCGGCCGCCTTGGCCTCCTCAGCCTCCTTGCGCTTGAGAATCTCTGCCGCAACGCGAACATCCGCCTTGGCGACCAGCTCCTCCATGGACGCATCCGGAAACTCCTTCTTCAGATCATTGAGCAGATCAGCAGGGTGTGGAATTGGTGGAACATCTGGCTTGGTATAGAACTTGCTGTTCTCGTCACCAGGCTCAATGAAGGGGGTATCACTGCCCTCCAGTGGCTTGGCCATCATGTCGCGCTTGCGCTTCTCAAACATGGCAGCGGCGGCCGTCTGGCTCTTGCGGTAATTGGTCATAATCTCCTCCAGCTTGTCGTTCTGGTAGTGAACATCCTCAATCTCCTCGCGCTTGGGGGGAATCAGGAGCCACTTGTACATGTCCACGACGTAAATATCCACCAGGGCGTCATCCTTCTGGAGACGCTTGGCGTGGGACGCCGCCTCTTCACGAGTTGGGAAGCAGCCCCGAATCTTCATACCCAGCTGCTCATTCTTCTGGGGCAGGTCTGGGCCAACGAAAGAAATGCATGCAAAAAGCTGTCCTGGCACGGTCAGGTAGTCTTGCTC